TGTTTGTTACCACGAAATTCATCAATATTATCAAACTTATCGTCAGGGTTATATTGACGGCAGATGCCAAATACTATTCTTTCCGGGTGCTTAGCCTGTGCTAAGCAGTCCTTAATTGTAGGAACCAATTCCGGTTCTCTATAAGCAGGTAGATGTACAAAGATTTTATTCATTGGTAATTTATTACGTTTTCCAGTATTTTTGTGTTCCAACCCTTTGATTTGCTGTGTGGCCATATAGTCCATTTATAAGGTTTACTGTCAGTATCAAATTCTCTCCAAATATGAATGAATTTATCATCTGGAAGTGTTGCAATAATAGTTTTTATCTCATTCTCATCTGCGTCTTTCCGGTACATATCTTTATTTTGCTCGTCCTTAAACACTATACACCAGAAATCATAATCTCCTTCGGGTAATTCAGGACGATATACATCAATACAATACTTGAATCTTGTTACTAGTTCTTTTTGAAAAGCTTCTTCACTAACAAACTTTATTGGTGGTGGGGTTTCGTTAATAACATCTTTATGAAAACGGCGCTTCTTAAAGTCTACCCCAGCATAACGTTCAAAATCTTGCAGAGTGCGGATATTACCTAAGCCACACTCTTTAAAATCGATTTGTTTTGGATCTTCCTCGTCTATTCCAAATAAAATCTTTACCCGCTTGTAGCTAACAGAATTAAGATCATTCCAATTGGAATTATCATCCCAGTGTTTTCTTGCTCCTGAGCGTGTGTATTGATGCCACACTAAATGCTTGTGAGGGTGGAAAAGATCATAACCATGCGTATATGAGCGTACTGCTAATGATATTTCTTCTCCGTGAAAATAAAGTTCAGAGTCATATGGCACTTCTTTACACCATTGACCTAAGGTAAAAATGAAATGCCCTGATAATCCTCGAGCTGGAATCGGTATAATAAGTTCTTGCCAGTTTTTAATAGTAGAAGGTCGCAAGAAAATAGGCCCTTCAGGCAAGAAACGATCGTAATTTATTTGCCACAAATCCTGTACTCGACCAGCTGGGTCATTAGCAGGTTCATAACTTGGAAGATAAGCAGTTAGTAAAGGTTTCTTATAACCAATTGCTTTAAGATCCTTAAGCATTTTAATGGCTGCGGTGTCCCAGCCTTGTATGAAACGATGATGGGAGTCTAACTGTAAGGTATAAGTTTGACCGTTATATTGATCTTGTATTTTGCGTCTTATCCAACATGCTCCTTTAGATTTTTTATAAGGTATTTCTATAATCTTTAAATTAGGTATACATTCAAGAGCATCAATACTTTCACCTTCTGCGTACTGCCAACCTATACAAAAATGAAGACGTTCAGGTTTATCAGCTTTTGCAATACAGTCCTTAACAGTAGGAATTAACTCCGGGTCTCTGTATGCCGCAATTTGGATAAAAATAGTTTCTTCCATAAAAATATTATAGAAGAACTTAAACGACTTTCAACTATTATCCAGGGGTACCGTTAATAGGTCCGTTAGGGTTACTGTTTTTATTACCACCAGCAGTGTTGTAATGGTCAGCCACAGCTGCAGCAGGCGCAGCACTTGTGCCGCCATTAACTGCAGCAGCTGCTGCATTACGTACTGCATTATTTGTAGCAGATAAGGTAAGAGGTAGATTCTTAAAATAGTGAGTGTGGGGCTGATTAATTGAAAGTGTTCCGCCCGCTAATGAAACTGTATCCCCGCTGCTAATAACCCCACCGCCGCTTTTTGTAATAGTAGCACCAGAAATAGTGTAACCAGTGTCCTGTATTGTTGTAGACTCTGTAACTTGGAATTCTACCGGGGCAGTAACGTGCTGTAGATAAAGTTCTCCGTTAACATACGCACCACCGCCAATAACAACATTTTTACTAATACCAAGATTATCATCGACTACAACTTGATCCCGGTTACGGCTTCTAATAGTAACCAAATCTGCAATAACAGAAAGGTTAGTGCCGCCGTCTAAGTTAAAGTCATCAGTTGCAGCTAAGTTCATTTGCTTACCAGCAAGTGCCATTATTGTACCGCCAAGGTTCACTGGACCAGTGGTTTTAATATCTATGCCACCGGATCCTACTAATAAAGAATATCTATTGCCCACACTAAGGTCATAGTTACCACCAGGCATATCATCAATATGAGTATATTCAATAGCTGGTATAGTTGTAGTTACTAGTTGAGTACCACTAGTAATAACGTCTCTATACTGCGTAACTGTCTTACTGGTTAAATTGTAACGAGTGCTTGCAAATGTATTGAATATTAAACCAACGTTTAAAAACTTATGCTTAGTAACTGTTTCAACATAATTACCGCCCATACCAAGTTGAGCTTCAGCAGCTGCTAAAGCTTCAGCTTGCTGACTAATAACTGTAGTTAAATTATCTTTTCCAGTTGAACCTTCTGGTAATGCTAAAAGATCTGCTATTGATGTATATGCACTAACCCAAGCATCAAGAGCAGTTTTGTTTAAATTGCCTATCTTAATTAAATAATTCCCTTGTACGGAACTATCCGAATCTCTATCTATAAACAAGTTACTGTGACCTCTTACAGTTTCAAACTTATCTCTTAAGGTGAGTAGCTGAAAGTTTTTAGGGCTAAACAAAGAATTGAACTTATTGTTCATTTCAAAAAACCCACCCTGAAAGTGAGTAACTTTATAACTTTCTCGATCAGTGGTATTAACTATTTCAATAGCAGCGCCTCTTTGGTTTACTACCATTTTGTTTCTGTAGGTAGCTGTATTAAGATCGGTGGTTTGTCTTACATTCTTACCATTACTTTCAAACGTTTGCGGGTAATCTTGATATACGTTATTACTATCTTTAAAAATACTTTCAAAATCACTCTGACTAAATGATGCACCCATATATACAGGATACATTGGCATACCATCTCTAAAAAAGACCCAAACGTGTGCGCCTACATTCGGCACAGCAAACACCCCTTTAGCGGCATTAGAATAAGTTGCAGGGCGATATTGAGCACCGTTAGGATTGATTTTAGAAGTCTTATTAGCAGAAGTGTCAGTAAACGCGTCTGTTAGCTTGGTACTATATTTCTCATAAACAAATCCAGGCTTTTCACCCATTTGTTCATTGTTTAAATTATATTGAGGATAATTAGTAGAAAAGTTACTGCCGGATAAACTATAAGGGTAAGCAGCATCTGAAGTAGTTGCTTGGGCGCTATTTGCATTATAGGTACCGGTAGCGCTTTCTCCTACTATAGGAGAGCAAAGTTCAGCCCAAGGTAATTCATCCTTTAAATCGTTAATAATTAACTCTAAATCAGAGTTTATATTTTTACCTGGGAATTTAAAACTACGATCTTGTTTTAATTCGGCCCATTTATTATACACACCCGCGTTCACGTGTGGTACCCATACTTTTACACGGCCTCTATATTCTGGGTCATTATTTTGTACTACTATACCGAGATAAACTGATGAGTAAGTTTTCATTATACTTTTAATGCACTAACAGGAAGCTGCGCTTGAACTGAAACTGTAGTATTAGTCTGATCAACTACCACGGTTCTTGTAAGTCCGGTATTTTGATCGTCTTCGTAAACCATAGTATATGACCAATTATATGGGGTAATAAGATTACCAATAATACTATTATTGTAAGGTAAAAATTTATAGAGTTTAGGGTAAAGATTGTTTATAGTAGCTGTTAAACTTAAATTGGATGTAACTCTACGGTTTAAATCCGTATCCGCCATTATAAGATTACTATTATTTGGACTTGTATCTGTACCTGTAGGACCTATAGCTGCTATATTCGTTACAAATAAATTGTTAGCTACAGTGTAAAAACTATTAATAGAATTGGATACTCCCGGTACTAACAAAGGAACTATTACGGCACTATAAGGAACAGTTTGTTGGTTTTTAAAGTTGTTAAAACGGGTTAAATAATATAGCGTTCCAACGGATTCTGATAGCTGTTGATAGTACTCTGGATATGTTAAACTAATAGCGCTTAACACAACTGTGTTACTATAATACATTGCCTCTTCCCACCAATATCTACTCCAGAGGTAAGGTAAGCTATCGATGGTTGTTGTTAATGTAAAAGTAGGGTTTTGATTAGTACCACTTGCTAAAGCTGTAAAAAAGTCTATTTGAGAGCCTACAGGGTTAGAGCTAAATTGTGTGATATAGTATGCTTGTGCGACGCTTAATTGACTTGCAAAATTAGGCACTGAATACCCGTTCCAGTAGAACGTAGTATTATACAAATCAAAAGTTTGGACAACATCAGCCATTGTTTATACTTACCGTATAAATAGCGTTACGCTACATCATCTTTAATACGTATATCTTTATCCGCGTGTGGTTTAACACAAGTAAAGGTATTGGTATAGCCTCCTTGTGTAAATGTATGTACTACTTTTACTACATACCATTGCCCAAGTAACTTTTCATCAAAATCCGCGTCAATAGCACCTATTTTACGGTCAAGACCAATAAAGACGTTTGATTTACGTACAGTACTGCCAGGTACTGTAAAATTTAAACATTGATTAAGAAAAAAACCAGACTTAAGAATAGTGTTTCTAGCATCAGGGTAGCGATCTATTTTACTTGCCCCGTATGAGTATGGTTGTTTGTAATTAAAGTTTTGCGTTTTACTTTTATTAAGAGATAATAACGCTGTAGGGTTTTTATTATTAAGAAAACGTTTTACGTAGTTATCTTGAAAATAATTCTTTACATTTTCAATATTTGTATCTACTACATCCACATTAAATGTTTTATTTTTAATGCTATTGCTTGCGCAAGGTAAACTAATAAGAGTAAAAGCATTATCCATTGCAGCCATATCCACAAAACGAAAATTATTAATATTACTCAAATAGCCTAAATTTAAATTACGGGTGTTTCTATTAGTTTGCGGAGTTTTAGGTAATGAGGGTATAATAACACTAGTATCTGTAGTAGATGTTATATAGAACTGCTCTAATTGAAGAGGCCCTGCTGTTAAATCATTATCAACTGCAAATGAAAGCTCGTTTGCTAAAGATGTAAGTACCCATTCTTTGTTGTATCGGGTTCTATAAAGTAAAGGTACATCTCCATCAATTTGACCATATGTTTTACTTGCTACGTGTCTGTTAAAAAGATACTCTAAATCGTCAATAGAATTATTATTGGTAGGCGGGGTGTAGAATATTTTGCTTGAACCTGGATCCCAGAGCTGACTAAACACTTGAGGTTCGCTTTTTTTATCAAGAATATTTTTTATTAACCCTTGTATAGCTAGACCTGTAGGTACTTTACGTTGCTCGTCTGTTAATACACTCGAGCGACCATTTAGATTGGGGTAAAGTTGGTATAAAACTCTATTAGTATCCCAATTACTGGTAGTGCTTTCTACAAAAAGTTGATAGTCTAATTCCCAAAAATAAAGCTTTAAAATTTTATCAGCAGGAGTTTCTCCAGGTATATCTTCAGTATCATATACAGAAAACAAATATCTTATCTCCCAACCTTCAGATGGAAATGGATCATTATCTAATGAGTCTTCTGTGTCAATAACCGGCTTAATATTAATTACTAATATATCTCTACCATCGTTACGAAATTTATAGTTTGCAGCAGGATTAGCGCGTTCGTTCGGACGGCGTTCTATAATATTCTCTTTATTGTTTATTATTAATGTGCCTCGTTTAAACCATTCACGAGAATCTTCTTCAATAGTTAACGAAACTAATGCAGCTGTATTAAAAGGAAAGAGTATGCCATTATCTTGGGGGTTAAATAAAGCCATACCGAACTCATACGTCTGGTTATTAAGGCGTATTTTTGTGGATTGGGATAGTGTATCAAAAACAGCCATTATTTAATATTGGTTATTTGTGCAATTACTGCTCGTGCATAAGCAGGCTTAAGATATTTTAAGGTTGTACCCGCTTTAGGAAAAAACACAGGGTTTTGTATTTTATTTACCGAGCATACTAACCACCATAAAAGTATAGTGCCATAAATCTGATAAGAAATATTAGTCCAAGATTGAGTATCTGTTTGTACTACAAAAGTATCATAATAAGCTTCTTCAATATCTGCGGGGAAGTTTACTTTTGCTAGAATATTGTAATAATACTGATCCGTATTATTTTGATACACATTAAATATGTTTTCGTATCTAAAACTTTCTAAAACCGGTAAACTGGTTATATCGTTTTGAGACTGTGGATTAAGGTTTGCCATTTTATTCGTCTCCAGGTTCTTCTGTTTGAGGGTCTTCAACTACCACACTAATAGCCGCCTCAGGTATAGCTGTATAAAGAAAAGTATTACGAGTGTTTTTAAGCACACTTTCAAAAGAAAGAGAAACTTTATACGCTTCTGGTATTACTTTACAAAATGAATTTTGTACTCCGGTTACAACGTTACCGTTTTTAAGATTAATTATACGGGTAGACCCTACATTTGAAATACTAATATCTTTAAGATACGCTAGTGGTATTTTTTTATACCCGGGTACTTCTATATCATATAAGCACGGCGGGGTTAATAAATTTTTAGCTATTCTATTTGGTAAATTTTGGTATGTTAACAAATAACATAAATCCCAATTTCTTTGTATGCTTTTTATATCAGAATCAAAAGTATTATACAAATAAAAGGTTAAACTTATAGAGTCTACTGCTGATGCTCCTCTAAAAGCTTTTATTTCTTCTGCAGCTTCTGGCCCTGCTAACCCACCACCTAATGAACCAGTTGCTTTAGTAGTGCCTTTATAGATACTACTCGCTCCTTGAATAAAGCCAAATATATCAAAACCTTTACCCTTTGGACCACTTGAAACTTGAGGAGCTTGAGCTTGTTGGTTGTCCGGTAAAGAAGAAAATAATTTCATTAATCCGCCGCCTGCTTGGGTTGCTCCTTCTTTTATATCTTCAGACTTGCCCCATGTGTTACTCACGCCTATCATACTTTTATCTGCTACATAAGGTAAAACGTATCTAAATCCTGTCTGTTTAACAGTGTAAAGGCCTTTATAAGGATCTAAAGCTGATTTTAATGTAGAAGGTACATTATTTAAACCATCATATTTGCCTACGTTTTGAGCCGCAGCTGTAGAAACTTCTATTTCTCTATCTTTTTGTTCACTATAAACACTAGTTACCTGCGTTGACAAACCTTCCCCGGGTTGTGGTGTACTTTTAACTGCAGCACCTATTACTCTACCTGCTGCAGCAGCTGCTTCTGCAGCAGTTTTTGCACCAGCAACTAAGTTACTCGGTACGCCACGAAGGTTATAAAGATACCCTAAAAGTTCACTAGAAAGTATTTGATTATATTCAGTCAAAATAACTTTAGGCACTAATTGTCTTGCGCGTGGTCCTGAAAGTGTCCAACTAAATCTATCTACTACATTAATCTCCCCATTTTCTTTAGGTACAAGAGTAAACGCACCAGAATAAAAATCAGTGCTTTCCCCTGTTTTAGGTGCAAGAGGGGCTGGTGCCCAATCAAATAACAAAGGTATATACGAAGGCTTTTGATTAGGGGGTAAGTTAGAAATTTTAGGTTGATTTAACATTATTATAGTAATCCACGTGCATACATAGCGGCCTGTCTATACTTATTACGTTCTATATACGGAACGTCTCTATTAATTTCGGTGCTAGGGTTAGTTATAGTAGGAGCATTAGCTAAAATCGTAGTGCTTTCATCTGGCATTAAAATATTATTATTTCCGCCTGTTTCTTCAATTAACGGCCTAATAGAATTAATAAGCTCTTCAAGTCTATCACTTATTAATCTTAAATCATCTGAATATTGTTGCATTGCAGGTGCAAGCACTAATTCAGATTCAGGAGTGGCTGCTACATTTTCAATATTTTGGCTAAGCTTTTCTATTTCTCTAGTAGCAATAGATTCTACCTTAGCTGGTAATACAGATACAGGTACCGCCGGGCCTTGGTCTGTTTCAATTCTAAGTGGTCTTTCAAACTCTGACTCTTCAATTTCAGTCTGTACTTGCCCGGGTCCTATAGTTTCAGCTTGTACTTGTTCAGTTGCAACAGGGGCAGTTGCTACAGTAGCAGCTGGTCTAGGGGATGTTGCTGCAAGTGCAACAGTGGGGGCAGTGGCTGCTAATGCAGCTGTTATTGCTGCTACTTTAGCTATATTCGCTCCATTAACAATATCTACAAACTGTTTAAGCGGATCAAGATTTGCTTTAATATCTCCAAACCCGGTTAAACTTTCCTTCAACGCACTTATACTACCCACCACGTTATCGATATTACTTGCTTGTTCACCTATAGCTATTAATTGTTCAATAGGAGATTTTTGTCCAGAAAGAGTAGAAAATAACCCACCTACAAAATTACCAATACCTGCAGCAGCAGAACCGGCTCCAAAACCTGCAATTGCAGCCCCTAGTGCTACTATAGACGCACTTAGTAAGCCTATATCTACTGCAGAAATATTTGCTAAACGTTCTAATTGAGCAACAAATAATTCAAAAGGCTGAATTATAGCAGTTAACCCCTCTGCAAATGGAGATAAAGCTATACCGAACACCCCTAATGCTGTTGCTCCTAGTAGTAGTAACGGGGAAACTGCGCCTAGAACTGCTCCTACAAGTCCAAACTTTATTAACGTTAAAACAGCTTCATTAACGTTTTCCCAACTGAGGGAAAGAAAATCTGCAAGATTATTTGCTAATACCCCTAAACCTATACCAAACGGAATTAACGCTAAACCAAATAAAGCTAAAGGTATAGATAAAAGACCTAAAATACCCCCGACTACTCCAAATTTAATTAAAGTATCTACTAAATTATCAATTACTGAAAAATCGACTCCTCCGAACTTGGTAAGGGCATTACCTAATAACATTAAACCTAAAGAGAACGGTAATAACGCTATACCAAATGCCCCCATTGTTAAAGCTGCTGGCATAAGCAATAATGTAGTTCTACCTAAATTAGCAATTGCTTGCATACCGGTACTAATCATGTCCCAGCTTACGTTTGCGAAGGCTGTTAAGGCTTTAGCAAGAGTGTAAAGACCTAAAGAAAACGGCAATAAAGCTATACCGAAAAGAGCCATCGATACCGCGGCTGGCATAAGCAGTAGTGTTATTGCTCCTAACCCGCCTATAGCTTGCATACCGGTACTAATCATGTCCCAACTTACATTAGCAAAAGATGTCAAAGCTTTAGCTAATGTAAACATACCTAAAGAGAAAGGAAGTAGGGCTATGCCAAATATACCCATAGCAACAGCTGCTGGTAATAGTAAAGCGGTTACTACCCCTAAACCTGCGAGAGCAAGCATACCGGTACTAATCATGTCCCAGGTTACGTTTGCAAAAGCAGTTAGAGCTTTAGCTAATGTAAACATACCTAAAGAGAAAGGAAGTAAAGCTACACCAAATATACCCATCGCTGCAGCTGCCGGTAACAATAGAGCTGCTACTGTCCCTAAGTTTTTAATTGCTTGCATACCGGTACTAATCATGTCCCAGGTTACATTAGCAAATGCAGTTAGAGCTTTTGCTAGCAGTAACATACTAATAGAGAACGGTAATAACGCTATACCAAATATGCCCATGGCTGCAGCTGCAGGTAAAAGAAGTAAAGTCACTGCACCTAGGCTCGTTAACGCTAGCATACCAGTCGCAATCATGTCCCAGCCTACATTTGCAAACGCTTGTAAAGAGCGTGCTAGTAAAAATAAACCTAAGGAGAAAGGAAGTAGAGCTATACCAAATATACCCATTGCAGCCGCAGCAGGTAATAATAGAGCAGTTGTAGCCCCTAGCCCAGCTAGAGCTAACATACCGTTTTTAATCATATCCCAGCTTACTTCAGTAAAAGCAGTTAAAGCTTTAGCTAAAGTAAACATACCGAGAGAAAATGGAAGTAGAGCTACACCAAAAAGAGCCATCGATATTGCTGCTGGGGTCAATATAGCTGTTACTACCCCTAAACCCACGAGAGCGAGCATACCGTTTTTAATCATGTCCCAGCTTACACTAGCAAAAGCAGTCAATGCCTTAGCTAAAGTAAACATACCTAAAGAGAACGGCAAGAGAGCTATACCAAAAAGACCCATCGATACAGCTGCAGGGGTTAAAAGTAAAGCTACTGCCCCCAAACCACCTAAAGCGAGCATGCCTGTTTTAATCATGCTCCAGTCTACATCTACAAAAGCAGTTAATGCTTTAGCTAATGTAAACATACCAAGAGAAAACGGCAATAACGCTACTCCAAATGCAGCCATAGCAATCGCAGCGGGGAATAATACCCCAGCAACAATTCCTAACCCTGCAAGAGCTTGCATACCAGTTTTAATCATGTCCCAGCTTACATTTGCAAAAGCAGTTAAAGCTTTAGCCAACGTAAACATACCTAACGAAAACGGTAAAAGAGCTAAACCAAATAACGCCATTGGTCCAGCTGCAAAACCAAGTATACCGGCAATAGCGCCGAAGCCAGCTAAAGCAGTAAACCCTTTAAAAACGGAAGCCCATTCAACTAAAGCAAACTCTTGCAAACCTTTTGCTATTATTTGTAAACCGAATCCAAAAGGTATAAGAGCAACACCTAAAGCTGCAATAGCGATGGCTCCGAGCCCGACAACTTTAATAAGTGCACCAAATATAGCCGCGGTGGCGCCTAAAGCTAATAGCGCGACGGTACCTTTACCTATAGACTCCCAATCTACTTCTCCAAATGCTGCAAATCCTTTTGCGGAAATAAAAAGAGCAGCTCCTAATGCCGCAATTGCTGCAGCTCCAATAAGCATCTGTACAGTAGATGAAGCTAAAAGTTTAGTAACCGCTACTAAACCAAGTAAAGATAAAAACCCTTTACCTAGACCTGCAAAGTCTACTTTAGAAAACTCTTGAAAGCCTTTAGCTGCAACTACTAAAGCTAAACCTAACGCAACTATAGTACCTGCTCCCATTAAAGCTTCTTTTGTACCTAGTTTTTGAAGCCCGGTTGCAATACTATCTAAAAACCCCCCACCACCCGCAGGTACATTAGTACCTGCAACAGTACCGGCTTCTTTACCGCCTGCTGCACTAGATTTTAAACTTGCAAGAGCATTAACAAAAACATTCTCAAGGGACTTAAGAGCTGGTTCTTGTATTTCTTGTATACTAACCGGTTGTACCTCTAGCTCTTCAATTGCTTTTTCTGCTTCAGATTCCCCTGCAACAGCTGTTCCAGGAACCCCTGCAAATGCAGTACTTTTTAAGCCATTAAATTGCTTTTCTAAAAACTCTTCGTTTTCTTTCTTTTCAGTCTCTCTACGCTCTTTGTATTTCTTTTCTTCTTCTTTAGTTGCTTCAGAGTTTTTTACTTCTTTATCGTATTCTTTAAAAGCGTTAATTACACTTTCTTTAAATGAAAGCTTTACAGCATCAGAAAGACTATCTAATACACTAACCTTTACCGTATTACGATCATACTCATTTTTTGCAAACGTAGCTATTGCAGCCAAACGCGCGTCCATGCTCTTACTAAGAGCAAGAATTTCATTTAACCACGTTTGCGGTATAGGTGAAGTTTCCCTAGGTTTGAGTGCATCCATTAAAGATGCAATAATCCCGGGATTTGTTGGTTCTTCTGCCATATTGAATACTTAGGTACTCAATAGTAGCTTAGTAGTTATTAATTAATTACAAACAGTGCTGCATCCACCAACACAACAAGATCATTTACAACCTCGCCAGTCTCAGTATCTGTTCCGGACACAGTTAAAATATCCTTTTGCTTATTAACATATTTCTCCATGTACTTAAGCACGTTCTTTACTACTGTACTTGGTAATTTTTCAAGCACGGCATGGCGCTTGATGTATGGAAGAGTCTTGTAGTCAAGAACGGTTTCAGCATTATTATGAAACACAGTTATTTCTTTAATATACTTCGATACTTCTCCTACAAACGCATCCCCAATAGTATCAGTGAGTTGAGTACTAACTATTTGTTGATCGTTAAGGTTCTTCTCTCTTAATTGCTTTTCTAAATTAAACTGCTCAACGAACAATGGCATTTCAACATTAATAGTAAAAGGAGATTCATTTATTACAGCAGGATCTAAAGGTTCAAAAGCTTTAAAACGTTCAACTATCGGTGCAAGATCTACATTATATTTTCTACCCCCTTGGGCAATAACATGTTGAGCGCCAGTAGTAGCTATGCGAAGCTGAATAGCGATCGCTGCACTATCAATAGTAGTAAGATGTTTTACTACTTCAGGTTCAGTACAATTTTCAGCAATAAGATTGTAAAGAGCAATTGTAAAGCGGGTTTGAAAAACAGGGTTATCAACAGCTGCTTTTAAAAGTGCTTTCTGTTGACCAGTATTGGTGTTTTTAAATTTTACCTCTCTTTTTAAACTAGGTACATAAACTGATACATTAACTTCTTTGTTAATAGTATCCAACACGTTAAGAATTGTATTGTAATTGCTTGTCATTGTATTATAATTTATTACTTAATATCGATTATCAAGTAAACTCACTTGGGGTTTCCTTGCCTATTTGTTGACCACCATAGTTCGGTGTAGATGAATTATTACTCTTTTGGGCAGAATCGTATGCTTCCTGTTCTTTTTGATTTTGCTGTATTACGTAATTCCAATATAGTAGTTGCTCTGCAGGGGTAATTTGTTCCACGTAATCTGGAGTAAAATTTCCTTTATTAATCAAATTAAAAGCTATACGATAAAGATTGCCGAGATCGTCATTAAAGATAAGCTTACAAAACTCGAGTAATGTCTTCACGTCCGTTGATACCGGTAAATCTACAATATAATCCCCGGTAAAAGGAGAGCGTACTGTTAACAGTTTAATTAAAGATAGTTCCGTTTCTACCGAAATAATCGATTCGTAAACTTTTGCAGCAAGTACTAGAGGAAGTTTTTCTATTATTTCTAAACGCTCTTCAAAAGTTAAATCTTTAAACAATAAAGATTGATCATTAACAGTAATACTATCAATTGAACTTGCAAGTTGAGTAGAAAAATACCTTTCATCAGAAATATCAATAAATTGAAATTCATCTTTAACTTTAGCAATAGTGTGTACTACTTCTACATTATCTTGTTTAACAGCTCGAGTGTAATTAATATTTTCTAATCGACCTATTAAATCCTCAATTCGAACTGTACATTCGAATTCTTTATCAGTTTTAGGGCATTTAGCTTTAAGCTTAAGATCCGGATTAATGCAAATACTCCGGGTGTGAAGTAATATTATCACCTTATCGACAACATTAAGATCCTCCTGTATTATCCCGGGATAAACGTATTCAATTATGTATGATAGGTGTTGTAAAAACTCTGTCGTGTCGTTGTTATAAAGGGATTTAACCAAATCTCTATACAATTTGGATGTAATTTCTTTTACCCAAATTTTTTTATTTTTACCAGGTAATTTTATACCATACTTAAACGCCATTAAACTTAATTATCGCGCGGGCGTAAATTTGCTATAAGAACTAGCTACACCAAACTTGTTAAACACAAAAGAAACTTTATCTAATCTAAAATCATTTTTACCGTAAGCGTAATTTACACTAGCCATAGATACCGGTGCTACCCCGGTAAATCTATACACTTTACGTACTTTATTTTTATTGTTTCTATCAAACAATATACCGGTAACGTTAGTCTTAACGTTTTGTACAGAATTTTCAGCCCGAGTAAACAAGCCGTAATGACCCACTAACGCTATCCAAGGGCGTATTACAAACTCTGTAAAAGATTTATTAGTTTCAAGTATACCTAGGTCAAATGTGGAATTATATTGGGTACGATCTCCCGATACTACCCCTGAAAGAAAACTGCCATTAGTAGCTAGAGTACCAGGACGAGATGTTGCTACAGCCTCTCCAGGTACATCAAATGCATGTACGAACATACAGCCACGACCAGCAAGAGGGGCATTATTATCTCCTTTTGTAACAATACTTGTTAAAACTCTTTTTGTAGTGTTAACATCCCAGTAGCCGTTTTCTAAACCACTTGGAAATGATCTTAGTAAAGCGGGAGGTAATATTGTTCTAGATTCAAACACTAACAAAAAATTCGAATCAAGAGGAATTTGGGTGCTACTATCCCCTAAAAACTCCATGTATGCGGCTACATCTGAACCGCTTCCACGATCTGGTATGTCCGTAACTGCGTTAGGACCGATTAACGTAGCCATTTATTACCCCCCTCCGAGTCCTCTTAGAACTTTAGATAAAACCTTGTTAGTTACGTTTTTGGTTGCACTGCTAACTAAATTACCTACTGCGCCACCTATACCACCAGCCGCGCCTATAGCCCCTACGCCGCCAATACTAATCCCAATCGCAATACCACTGTTAGGGGTGCTTTCCCAATATTGATAAGCAATTGTAGCGTCTACTTCTTGTATACCACCATTTTTTGTTAGGTCGTATCCTATGTCGTTTATTTTAGTTACAAATGCCCCGTATAAAGTATAGGTACGAATAGGGTTAAGCTGATCATCTACTAAAGCCATTTCGATTATATTACCTCTCAAATCGCGTGGTGCCATTGCTCTACCAGTTGATGTTTGATGGTCAAACGTATCATACATTGCTGTTTCAAGAGTGTTTCTTATATTATAATCTTGAGAGCAATAAAATTTTACAGGCCAACTTTTATTTCCGTCAAATTGTGTAGTCCCTGGAATTTGAAAATCAAGCCCCATAAACGGAGCGCTTATTGCTGCAATTGTTTTGCTTGGTACATTTGCAGTTTTAAGAAAGACTAAATCTGCCGGGCCTAGAATAATACCGTCATTAACTTTAAATTGTGTAATTCTAAATTGAAAGTCTCTTGCAAACCCTCTTGTTTGCGCTTGGTAATAGAAATCTTGAATACCTTGATTGTTAACGGCCATAATAATATTTATGATTAGGATTCTGAAATTACGTATTGGAAAGCTAAATTAACGTTTAAACTAACTATATTGCCATTATCCCCTACATCGTAAGCTATACTACCTATATTAGCAGGGTATGTACCTTTAAGAGTATATTTTTTAGCGAATCTTTCATTACTAAGTCTTTCTCCTTTAGTAGTACTATTTTTTAAAACTATCATATCTAAACTACTATTCCACCACTTAGCAGTTGTCGTACTTGTATGTTCATCAAAAGTGGCTGTAGACCATTTTTCAAATAGGTCTCTAATAACATATTCTTCATCACTAAAAAACTCTACATTCCAACTAGTACTTTCAGGGTAGTCTATAACCGTCGGTACATTAAACTGAAACCCTTTAAAAGGTATTGTACTATTTTTAACCGTACGAGAAGGTATTAATCCAGTTTTTGCATACAGGTATAAATTACCGGTAGAGTCAGGTACGTATATATCTGAATTACCGTCGTTAATACGGGTAATTCTAAAGAGATTCTTACGTGCGAAACCCTTACTGGTCGCTGTTTGATAAAACTCTTGTATACCAGGCATTACTAATACTTAATGTCTGGACAATAAAAAAGCCCCGCTTTCGCGAGGCTTGTTTAATTAATTATTCGTGTCTCCAGAAGCTATAAGCTAATGTAGCTTCAAATTCTGTTGGCTTACCGTCGCCAGCAGCATCATAATCTACAGTGCCTAAGCCTACAAGATATACACCGAAGAGCTTGTACGTATTAAGTACGTTTTGGCTTTCGTCAATCAAGTTAAGTTGAATAACTTTATCTCTTCCGCGTAATGAAAGATCCCCAGTGGTGGTTTCATCGTTGAAGATTTGATTGATTTGCCAATCTTCAAGCTTTCTACGAATGATACCTTCTTTGTCGTTACGGAACTTAACAGTCCATGCTTCAGAACCTTTGTAGTCGACGGTTCCTGGCATGTTAAACTTTAAGCCGTGGTAGATTGCTTGTTGATTAGTAATAGCTCTGTCTGGAAGTTTCTTTGTAGTGATATATACAAAGTCGTCTTCGTTGAATGCAGTATCACCAATAGAGATGACTCTCATCATGAAATCACGTGCGAATCCTCTTTCTTGTGCTACTCTATAGAAGTCTTGTATTGATTGTGCCATATGTTATAAGATACTTAGGTTATTAGGATTGTAAGAGTTCGTTAAAGTTTTGTGAAGTCTTAGTAGCGTAGAAGTTTACTAAGATAAACTCTGCAGTACGAACTGGTTTAATGTAGATGTCAATAACAAGTGTGTTATCATCGATAACATCTGGGGTGTTGTTAGTTTCATTACATACGATCAAGTAATCAAAAAGACCTTGTGTATTACGAGCAAGTTCAAATACCGGTGTTAAGGTATTGATTACTCTACTACGTGTGAATGTAGTATTTGGCTCGAATACGAAGAATCTCATGGTTTGTAGTGCAGTCTTTTCTAAGAATAAGAAGAGACGACGTACATTAATACGATCGAATGCGCTTGGAGCCTTGAGTAATGTCTTTTGACCGAATACTGTAAAGCCTTCGTTAG